GGCTACGTTGGCAACGCGATAGCGGCGCTGGTCAACGCGGCAGGCAGCTTTGATGTGGTCGAGGTCGCGTGGGCGAACGGGGTGCCGAGCATCCTGTCCACGCTTGCCACGTTCGGGGCGAACCTGATACGCATCGGCGGCAAGTTCGCGCAGAGCGGCGAGTCAAGCGCCAAGGTGCAGTTCTTCGAGGACAACAGCGCCCTCACCGACCTGACCGCGACGCACTACATCAACACGGCAGACAACCAGATTCACCACACGCTGGCACTCTCGTCCACGGTCACCGACGAGGACTTGCCGCACAGCACGAGCCGCATGGCAAACGGCGTCGTGGAAATCTACAACAGCGTCTACAACGACGGAACGGACTACAGCGACGAGGTTGACGTGTCGCTCGGTGGCGGCACGACGAACAGGAACTACGGCGTGGCAATCGGCGTGCGCGGCATCCTCATGACTGGCAACGACCTCAAGCGAATCGCCTACGCAGTCGCCGACACGCTCCAACTGACCTACGGCACGGCCAGTCAGGCCATCGTGACCACTATCCCCATGCAGCAGGTAATCGTCGGCCTGACGCAGCCCGAGGCAACCTACACGGGCGACAACAACACCGCAACAGCATCATCGAGCGACTGGACCATCTCGTGGATGAACAACGTCGTTGGTGGCTCGAACATAGCGGACTACCTCACGTTCAACAACGGCGTGATTACCGTCCTCAAGGACTGTCTGCTTGAAATCTCTGGCGTGGCCTACTGGAACAGCGGTCCCGTGGGGCAGTACGGCTTCGGCTTCTTTGTCGGCTCGTCAACTGTCAAAAGCGGCACCGAGAAGAGCGTTTTCGACTACAAGGCCAGCGCGTCGGGGCAGTTCAGCGTATCCATGCCGCCGAGGTGCCAGCCGTGCACGGCAGGGACGCATATCGCCGTGGGGCGCTACAGCATTAAAGGCAGCGTCTACCGCAACGGCACCAACTTCTCGTTCGTCACCATCCGCGTCATTCAGGACCGCAGCGGCGGCGTAGGCAGCACGAACGAGTACCCGGGCGAGGACATAGGCTAGGGAGGACCAATGAAACCCACGCACCTAATCATCGAAATCCAGACCAACAAGGACGGCACCGTTGGGAACATCGTCACCGCCTACGATGACGAGCCGCAGGCCGTGAGCAAGTTCCACAGCGTCATGGCGGCGGCGGCGCTCTCCGACCTGCCGTGCCATGCCGTGGTCCACATGCTGAGCGACGGCGGCTTCGTCAACAGCGGCGTGTTCCACCATGGCACTGACGAGGGCACTGACGAGGTGACCGAGTGATGTACCGCGACCCCATCTGGCCCGACGTGCTCTGGCTCGTGACCGCGCTCGTGGGGCTTGTGGCCGCGCTCTGGCTCGTGTGGGCGGTGGTCGCATGATGCCGTTCACGCAGCAAGACCACGACGAGGCCGCCGCCATCGGCGGCGCGTTGCTACTGGTAGCGACCATCGCGCTCGTGGTGGGCGCGTGCATGATTCTGATTCTCTAGGAGGTAACGATGCCGCCATTCGAGGCGTTCATGACACCTATCAAAGACCCCATGAGCCAGACCGCAATCGTGGGCGTCCTCCTGTTCATCCTGCTCGACTTCCTGCTCGGGATTGGTGGGGCCGTAATGACCTCCACCTTCTCAAGCGAGAAGATGCGTTCCGGGCTGCTCCACAAGTACACCGAGCTTTGCGCCGTGGCTATGGGCTGCATCCTCGACGGCATCCTCGCGGGTGGGCTAGAGCTTGAGTTCCAACCAGTGCTGTTAGCCACGTGCGCCTACGTGATTCTCATGGAAGTCGGCAGCGTGCTAGAGCTGGTCAAGAAGTACAACCCCGACGCCGAGGGGCTGGTCGGCTGGCTGACCTCCCGCGTCATGCCCAAGGGCGGCGATATCAATGCCTAGGGTCACCGTGCAAATCCCCGGCCTCGACCGGGACTGTTCCTCTGCCATCGGCACCTGCCTGATAGCCGCTGGCCTGCTGCCCAAGGGAACGTACATCTGGACTGGCAATGAGCGCTCCCTGCTCAAGCAGTGCGGGTACGTTCAGGTGAACCTCAACCACCTGCAGCGCGGCGATATCCTGTGGAAGTCCGGCCACACCGAGATGTACCTTGGCAACGGGCTGCAGGGCGGCGCTCGAATCGACGAGGCTGGCGGCGTCCACGGCTGGACCAAGGGCGACCAGACGGGCAACGAGATTGGCCGCTCGGCGTTCGACCAGTCCTACTGGAACTGGGAGAGCGCGTGGCGCTACTTCGGCACCCGCACGTGTGGCGGCATCCCCGTCGCCGAGGCCACGGCGCAGGTGATGGACCATCTCATCGACCACAGCGCCCACGGGTACTCGCAAGACAACCGCGAGGGGTCTGGCGTGGAGACCATCACGCTCTCGTGGGACGGCGAGCCTGAGCATCCGGGCAGGCTGGACGTCGACGGCTGGGTCGGGCACGACACCATCTGGGACTGGCAGGAGGCCATGCACACCCCGCTCGACGGCGAGCTGTGGGGGCAGGTCTGGGCCAACGCCCACTGGTTCCCGGCCATAACGTGCAAGGTCCGCTATGACGAGGGCAGCGGCTCGGCGCTCGTCCGCGCGGTCCAGCGATTCCTCGGCATCGAGCCTGACGGCATCATCGGGCCGCAGTTCGTGCTGGTCCTGCAGAACCGACTGCGCTCGTGGGGCTACGACCTTGGTCCCGCAGGTGCCGACAAGGTGCTCGGGCGCGACACGGGCAAGGCCCTGCAGCGCTCCCTCAACGACGGGAAGTGGGACCAGTGAGGTCGCAGCTCATGGACGACGACGAGTGGCACGAGTCCTACGGCCTGTTCGTGGCCGTTGGGTTCGCCCTCGACGTGTTCCTGATATTCGCACTCGGATTCATCCTCGGGCGGTGCTCGACGGTTTTCCTGTAGCTCTCTCGCGGCACCAGCCCTCCATCGCCATGCCCAACCTCCTCCTTTCGCCACACCGGTGCCGCTAGACGAGAAAAGCCCCCACTCTGCATCCAGCAGGGTGGGGGCTTTTTTTTGTTTGTCGTGAAAGAGGGTTTGCAACAAGCAGAATCGGCGATTTTGACAAGAATCAGGCGAGAATCGGCGTCCTTGTTTGTCATGGAAGCGTTTCCACGACAAACTACGGCAACCAGTTGCCTAGTTCAGCAGCACGTCCACCACCATGCCCTCCGGCGAGACCATCCAGCCGACGAGCGACGGTACGCACAACACCACACCAATCATTGCGATGATTCCGATGATTCCAGCGGTGACCAGTGCCGCCACGCAGCAGAACTCGCCATCGAAGTCGACCTTCTCCAAGGCCCTCGACGTGTTCACAAAGACAACGGCGCACACGGCGAACAGGAGCAGGCATCCTATGACCTCGGTGAGTCCGTATGCCACCCTTGCCGCCGCATACGCCTCGATGCCGTTGCCCTGCAGCCAGTCCCAAAGCTCCCCAACGCTGATTCCGAGCTGCCGTGCAAGCTCGGCCAGCGCCGCATCAGTCTGTTCCATCTAGCCCTCCTCGTACTCGTCAAGGTCGCCGCGCAGCTCGCTCACAACCTTGAGGCCGCACGCCTGCAGCGCCGCCTCGAACGACCTGATGCCATCGCCGTCCACCATCGCGCCGAGCGACATGACGTCGTCATACAGCTCCGACACCCTGTTGGCGACCCTCCCGACGTTAACGTCCAGCGGTATCAGCACGTACCTCATCGCGCCTCCTGCTCCTCGACCATGCGCACGAACCGCTCGGTCTGGCAGCGGCCCCACAGCTTGCGGCACAGCGCCATCGCAAGCCCCTTCTCGGGGTCATAGTCCTCATCGTGGCACTTGACCACCGTCTTGGTGCCGTCCCACCAGAACACGATGGTGGCGGGACCGTTGCGGATGATGCGCTTGGGACGGCATGATGAGAACATCATGTGGCTGGCCGCTTCCATCACCATGTCGTCGACGTTGTCCAGTCCAGTCTTGTCTGCGGTTGCGAGTTGCATGTGAAGGCGTCCCAGAAACATGGCGAGCGGACCAGTCTCGAACGGTGAGACGATAAAGGTACATTTCTGCGTAAGTCCGTCCATGTCATAGGACAGGTTAATCTGGGCCATCTATTGCTCCCTTCCGGTCTTTACCTCGTAGCTTTCTGGCAGCTCGCCGCCAATTACAAACATGACGAAGTCCGCGACCTCGAACAGCCGCATCCCTTCGGGCGGCTCGTGCATGTCGGGCCTCACCCTCGCGTCCTGCAGCCTCCCGCAGACCCGGCACCTACTGCCGACCCAGTAGAACGGTGCCTTGATGCCGTGCGAGACGATGTACCCGTGGCCGTCGATGCAGACCTGCTCGTACTCGTGCTTGTGGTCGCTGCGGACGTGGCTCCTCTTGGCCTTCTTGCGGTGGCGCGGTGGCTCCTCTCCCTCTAGGCGCTCGTCAATCACTCGACCACCTTCCTTCCGCAGTTGGGGCAGTAGTTGACGCTCATGAGGTCGGTCCCGGGCGGCATCACGTGGCCGCAGGCGTCGCACCGCACGGCGGTCATGTCGGTGTTTAGCTCCAGCTCGCACGTCCCCGGCCCCAGCGTCGCGTCCACGGCCTGCTCGGGGGCGATGATGGCATCGGTGTAAATCTTCACCCCATCTACGTACTCGTCAGCACAAAAACCAACGCCTTCTGACGTGTAGTAAAACGTCTCTTTCTTGGGATTCCACGCGATGGGCCTCCACTCCACCCCGCGCTCGTCCAGCAGCGCACGCAGGCGCTCGGTCGCGCTAGTCATGGTCCACCACCTCCGCTCCGCAGCTAGGGCAGAACTTCCAACGCAGGTCACCGATTGAGTAGCCACAGCACTCGCACAGCGGCACCTTGCGCCCGTACTTGGTGCGGTACCTACCGTGGCGCGTGGTCGTGCGGTCGCTGGCCCTCCTGTTCCATGCGTCGATGGCCTCTTCCTTTGGCAATATGACCACACTGCTGTCCGGCTTCTCGAATTGACATGTTCCGCATCCGACCGTGCCGTACCCGGCCTTATACTCGATAAACTGAACGTAGTTGCCCCCGCAGAACGGGCATGGCAGCAAAGTCGTAGGCTCTACGAGATTTGTCGTAGGCTCGCTCATGCGTCCATCACCACCGTTTCAATGTTCCTGCCGTCAAGATGCGGCGACTTGTGCGACACGAACCGAATTTCGCCGCCGTTCTCGAACTGAATCACGTGATTGCCGTTTGCCCCGTGCGCCGTCCAAAGGTTCTTTTCTAGTCCGCTGTTTTCAAGAGCGGACACATAGCGCCCGAACGCTTCTTTTGCTCCGCGTTCGTACCACGTCATAGCAACAACACGTCGCCCACATGCCGCCGTCGTTAGCACCTTCCACATATGCGCGTCATAGGTCGCGCTCATGGCTCAACTCCCAGTTCGCGCATGTCGTAGTCGAAATCGCACGCATCATCTGCGTAGTCGCACAAGACGCAGACGTTATGCCGCGTGCATTCGCGCAGATGCCGCACTAGCTCCCGCAGCTTGGCGTTCTCGTCATTGAGTGTCGTAATGTACCTGCGGACAATCTGTATTTCCTCGTCCGAGACGTAGTGTGCGTCCACCTTGACCTCGAAGTGGCACCCGTCCTTGGTGACGGTGAATGGGCTTGGCGAACTCACTCCCCATCACCTGCCAGCCTGAGCTTTGCGGCGTACTCGGCGATGGTTTCGGCAGCGTCAAGCCCCCACTGGTGGCCGCTGTTGCAAACCCTGTCGGCGAACTCCCGCAGCACGTCCTCGACGGTCGGGGCGTGGTGGTGCAGGGTTTCGGCATCATGCCACGAAAAGACACCGCCCCCAACAGGCACAAGCCCGACCGACCACTTGCGACTGCTCTTCTGTAGAACATCAACCTCACGGATGCCGTTTTCGGACTCCATCACGTCCCCGATGTGAATCGGCTCGCCCTCGGCATCCAGCGGGTAGGGCATGTAGTCCACGCCCCACAGCGTCACGTCCTCGCGGCTGCGTGCGCACTCCTCGATGCGATGTGCAAACTCACGCGACCCACAGTCGAAGCAGGTGCTCTCCATCTAGTCCTCCTCGCAGTCGGTAAGGCCCGCGCCGTAGCCGTAGTCGTAGTCGCACTCCCAGACCGTGCCGTCCGGCTCGACCATCTTTGCCCAGTATGCGGGCGCGTCCGTACATGCGTGGCCCACCGCCGAGAACAGGTACCCGTCGCACCCCGGCACGTGGAAGTCGTAAAGCTCGTAGTCGTAGTCGATGTAGGCATTTCCCCTGAACTCGCTGACGAACCCCTCGCCGCCCCAGCAGTTGGCGTCTATGACCGACGCCTGCGAGACGGCAGTCGGTCCGTCTGCCCCGTCCGGCCAGATGTAGAACTCCGGGAAGCCCTGCTTGTAGCAGCCGACGCGCACCGGTCCGTCGCCCATGACGCCATGATGGGACTGCTCCCACCACTGCGGCTTCCTGTCCATGTTCTTGATGATGTTGGCGTACACGCGCATCCCGCTAGGCAGGTTGGCCTCGTCGGTGTCGTAGACGCCCACGTCCTCCTTGTCACGGCGGCGCTCGCCGTCCTTGTAGACGAACGAGCCGTAGTCGCTATATGCCATCTAGTCCTCCTTTCGCACGCCCCACGCGCAGAACCCGTCAGGCGGTACGGGGTTGCGCAGCGGCTCGTCGTTCCAGTAATCCCACGTCTGTACGAGCGCTCCGTTACAGTCCAGCGTGCCGTCCTCGCATTCGGTGGCGTTCTGGCAATCCCTGCACCGCACGACGCGCTCGCGCACCTCGTTGCCCCACTTCGGGAACACCCGGTCGCCGTCGCGCAGGCACTCGCAGACGTACTCCCCGGCGCTCTCAAGCGGCGCGTAGCCAGCCCTCCTCATGGTCATGTCACCCAAGAACCCTCACTCCCCTCGCCACCTTCGGCGTGACCTCGATTACCCCGTCCTCGGCGAGCCTGTGCAGCGAGTTGCGGACGGTCGTCTCGGTCACGCCCAGCGCTTCGGCCAACTCACGCATCGTCGGCATGTATCCGCGCACATACGAGAAGCCGAGGATGCACCCGAGAACCCTCTCTTCGGGGTACTTCCTCCTACCCACTAGGCACCAGTGCTCCCGAACCCGGCGCTCCCACGCTCGCCGCCGTCAATCTCGTCCACCTCGACGAACGTCGGGTACAGGACGGGCATCACGACGAGCTGTATGAGCTTGTCGCCGCGCTCAAGGCGCACCGGCTGTGCGCCGTGGTTGTAGACCTTGGCGACGATTGAGCCGTCGTAGCCCTCGTCAATCACGCCCTCGCCAACGATGCCGTGCCTGACGTTCAGGCCGCTCTTGCTCTTGAGCATCCCCACCGTGCCGTTGGGCAGCTCCACGTGGACTCCGGTGTTCACGATTGCGCACCCGCCAGCCGGGATGGTGACGGCCCTCGGCGTGCGAATGTCGGCCCCGGCGTCGGTGTCGTGGCAGCGAACTGGCAAATACGCGCCCTCGTCCAGCTTGACCCTGATTTCCTCCACGCTATTCCCTCCAATCCGTGAGGGCCGCTTGCGCGGCCACCACACGTCTCTATGGGCAACTAGTCCAGACCAGTCGCTATCTACCGTCAGGCGTGGCTCACGCTTGCGAGAATGGCATCCTTGAAGCTGTTTGTGATTGCCTCAAGCCGCTCCGCGTACTCGTGCAACGAGAAGGACTCGTCCGGGTCGCCGTTGCGAAGCTCCCAGTCGGCTGCGTAGAGAATCGCTGACGGGATGCCGCCGTACTGGTAGTAGCGGTTGCACGAGCGCCACTTGGCGTCGCCACCCCCCTTGTGCCGCCCGACCGCCCTTGCCACGTGCCAGTGCTCAAGCACCCAGTTCAGGTCGTCATACTTGCGCAGACGCCAGTTGCCGAAAGTTATCGTCATTCGCCCTCCTCGAACTCGCCGCACCAGTCGACCCACTCGACTGATGGGAACAGCCAGACCCACTCGTCCTCGACCAGACCTCCCTGCCTCGGGTGCCTGTGGCATTCGCCGCAGTCGTCCGTGCGCTCGGGGTCTGCCTGAAACCAGCGGCACCGCCAGCAGGCGGCGCTATTGCTCTTCGGCATGTAGCCTCCACCTCTCCGGTATCTCCACTAGGCTGTCGCACGCGCTGCAGATGCATCCGAGGAACTGCGTCATTTGCACCACCGCGCTCGCGCAGGCCCCCGGTGCTAGGTCCGGGCAGTTGGCGACCTCGCTGATGTGAAGGCAGACCTCGACGCCCATCTCAAGCAGGGGCCACGTGACTGCAGGCTCACCGTCGCTGGTCTTTGTGACGAGCAGGCCGTCCACGAACTGCATGTCGTCCATGCGCCACCTCCTAGAACGGGCAATCCTCGTCAAAGAAGTCCATCGCAGGTGCCTGCGGCGCGGATGCGCGGTATGGCTCCTCGTAGGTAGGCTCCTCGCTGCGCCTGCTCATGAACTCCAAGTCCTCGACGATGATTTCCACCTTCGAGCGCTTGGAGCCGTCCTTTGCCTCCCAGCGGCGCTGCTTGAGGTGACCGCGCACGGCCACCTTGCTGCCCTTGTCCAGATAGCGCGAGAGCGCCTCGGCGCGGTTGCCGAACATCGTGCAGTCGTAGAACGAGGGCACGTCCTCCCACTCCCCGGTCTGCATGTTCTTCTCGCGGTCGTTCACGGCAATGCCAAAGTTCATGACCACGGTCCCCGAGTTGGTGGAGCGAACCTCCGGCGAACGGACGAGGTTGCCGACGAGCGCACAAGTGTTGACAGGCATGTCCTGCCCCCTTCTCTTAGGTTTTCAACAATCGGAAAAGTTTTCAACAACGGGCCAGCCAGACACCATCTGGTTGATACCAAGTACCAACCCTGTATCGGTTACTGGTTGTTACCCTGTAGTGAAGTGAAATGAAGTGAAGTGCAGTGAAGTGAGGTGAAGTTATTTCACAACCTCTTGGGGGTATCTTCCGAAGATAGCTCGAACTATGTTCCGAACTATGTTCACTCCCCACCCTTCCGGCTCCTGCCGGACACGATGCCGCCGACCCTCTTTGCCGCCACCGCCTGAGCGTAGCCACGGCACTCCTTGAGCACGCGCTCGCTCACCACGCGACCGCTGTGCTCGTAGACCTCGCCGTCAATCAGGCCGTTCTCGGCGAGGACGCGCACGAAGTCGCCGACCTCGTCAGGCGTGAACATGCATCCGCACGTGCTCATGTCCAGCGCGAGCTTCATCAGGCCCATGTCGTCCGACACGTCGTACATGTGGCCCTTCTTGGTGCAGAGGCACTCGACCAGCACCCAGTACATCCCGAGGTAGTCGACCCCGTGCGTCATGACTATGGCCCTCAGCGCGTCGTCCAGACGTGCGTCCGAGTCATGCCGGACGTAGTCCAGCGGCGAGTCGGCGACCTCCATGCACAGCGAGTCGTACATGGCGCGGTCCTCGTCCGTCCACTTGTCCCTCGAACCCCTTGCCAAAGCACATCACCTCCAACCGCAAGCCAACGCACCACATGGGGCCTCTACCCCTCGATTACCTTGGCACCGGACGCCCTCGCTATGGCCTTCCCCATCTCGACCTGAGCCTTGGTGAACTCCTGCTGGGTCATGTTCTCGCCGAACTGCGCGATTCCGGTGTCCTCAAGCAGCTTTGCGAGGGCCGCGTGGCCGTCAAGCCCGAGCGCGTCCCTGTAGTTCACGAACGACTGCCGCAGGGAGTCCATCTCCTGCGGCGTGAGGACCGGGCCGTCCTGCGTCTGTGGGGCCTCTGGGCGTCCGTCAGGGGCCGATTGGGGCTTGGGTGGGGTACTTGCCTTGTAGGGCGGCTTCTGGGCCTTCTGCGTGGGCTGTGAGGCTTGCTGGGCACCGTGCGTGTTGGTCGCGTCGGCATCCTTGGTGTCGTCAATCAGGAACAGGGCGTTGAGGGCGTACTTACGGGCGTATGAGGACGACGCTCCGGTCACCTGAGACCCGTCCATGCCCTTTTTGTCCTTGTCCTCGCGTGCGTAGGCCGTGGTGGACACGCTGTCGGTGCCGTCCGTCACGGTCGCGGTCGCCTTGACGTACCAGCGCAGCGAGTCGGTGCCGGACGTGTCGCCGATTCGCTCGATTTGGTCCTCGATGAACAGGAGCAGGCCCCTCTCGGCCAGAAGGGGCTTCACGGCCTCCAAAATGTCCTCGCAGGAGCGGTACTTGTACTTCCCGAAGCTGTTGTACTGCCCCTTGGGGGCCTTTAGGAGCGCCTGAACCTCAATCAGGCGCTCCGCGAGCGTCTTTTTGGCCTCTGCCATGCTTATCCCTCCTCGATGTAGCCAGCCACGCGCCCGATTCCGAGCATCGGGAGCACCTGCTGGGGCTTGCAGCCCGTAATCGTGGTCCCCTGCCACTTGGCGGGGACGTCCTCGACGCCCATCTCGCACCCATCGGGCACCGCGCCGTTGTTCTCTAGGTAGAACTCGGCGTACTCCTTGGCGTGAGACCTCACGAACGCCCTCATGGTCGCCAAGTCGTCGTCCAGAAGCGCCGTGGGGTCGTTCACGTACATCGTGGTGCGCTTGGTGGGCTTGGAAATCTTGGCGGTGAGCTTGCCGACCTCCACGTCGCCAATCATCAGGCGCAGTCGGTCCACCCCGGTCGTCTCCCACAGCTCGCGGAGCCTAGCGTCGACCTGCCCTCGCAGCCCGTCCGGGTTCTTGGTGCTGAGAATCTCCCCGAGCTGCTTGTAGAGCGCCTGCAGACCCGCAAGCTGGGTCAGTGCCTCGACGTCACCCATTCTCGACCTCCTCGTCATTGACCGGTTGCCAGCTCCCGAGCAGCGCCACGGCTGGCACCTTGTAGACGTCGACCGTCTTGTCGTTGCGAATCGCCTCGGCCTCGTCGTCGCCCATCACGACGTACAGCGGGTCGTAGCTGCCGCTCATCACGACGTACACGAAGTCGGGGACGAACTTCCTCTTTACCGCCATCACCATTTCCTCTCTCCCGTCAGAATCGCCACCAAGTCCTCAAGCGTCATGGTCACGTAGGTCTCTCCGAAGGACTTGGCACCCCTTCCCTTGCGCTTGTGGGCCACGACGGACGCCAGCGCGTCGGCGTTGCCCCTCTCGACCTCGGCCTCGTCAAGCCACTCGGACAGGGCCATGGCCTTGTGGTTCTTGCACTCGATTACGATTCGCTTGCCATGCGAGAACAGGCCCCAGACGTCGCCCTCGTCGTGCGTGCCGCCCATGCCGAGGCGGTGGAACGTGTCGGTCCCCATCCGCTCGTTGAGCCAGTCGACGACCATCGACTCGAAGCTGGTGCCGCGCTGCTTCTGCCTAGACATGCCTGAACGAACCTCCCATCGTCACGAGGGACGGCTGCTTCTGCACGTCCAGACGCCACTCGTGGACAATCACGTCATGGGCGTTGCCATCGGGCAGTCTGAGGTCGCGGTCAATCTCCGAGGGCGTCATGCCGTCGCAGAACCGTCGCCAGACCTCCATCGCCAGCGACTCGGCGTCACGCTTGCGTTCCTCGCGCTTGACGATTGCCCGGTACTTGTAGGCCATGTTCTTCTCCATGTCGAGAATCTCCATGACCTGCTCCAAGGTCGCGCCGTTGGCGAACAGCTCTAGCGCGGCGTCCTTCTTCGTCTGGTAGTGGTCCCTCATCAGCCCTCCTCCCAGAACTCGCATTCGAGCACGTCGAACTCGCACCCGGCGACCTTGGACAGGCTGGTCGCCACCGCGAGCGCCTTGTCGCAGTCGCGGAACAGCGTCGGCGTGCCCTGCCAGTCGACCCTGTGGAGCAGGTACAGCTTGGGTGCCACGAACTCGTCGACGACGCCCGTGACCTCGACCGCAGGCTCGCTCGTCGGCACCGTCGTGACTGCAGGGCCGCTCCATGTCGTCGTGAACTCGGGTTCGGGCTTAGGCTCCGGCTCGGTCACGAGCGCGGCCCTCACCGGGTTCTGCTCGACGATTCTGGTCGTAGCGTCGTCCTCGTCGGGCACCTGATGGCGCTCCTCGTAGTCAAGCTCGACCTCCTCAATCCAAGCGAGCCACTGTTCCTTGGCCTCGGCCCTGTCGTACTTGAACTCCTTGGTCTTGACCTTGCCGTTGGGCAGGTGGCAGTCGCCACGGTACTTCTCGCGCCCGATTTGAACGAGGTGGTTCAGGCCGGACGTCTCTCTTACCTTTTCATACGTCGCCATAGCGCAATGCTCACCCCACATCTTCCTGTAGATTTGACCGACCCTCTCGGGCGTGATGCCGTAGTCCTTCGCCACGTCGACGTAGGACTCGCCGCTGTAGACCCGGTCGTAGATATCCCTGTTCCGGTTAGCTATGCGAAGCTGGTTCGGCGTCATGGAAACTCGCCTCCTCGTGTCGCTCCCCAATTGTCATGAGGTGGTTCTTCCACCTGCTGAATGCGTCGCGGTCTGACGCGCACCTGCCGAGGTACGTGTCGCCGTGGACCGGGGCGCGGTCGTAGAACTCGCGCCGCCTGTTGACCACGCAGATGTGGTCGCCGCACGTCCCGACCACGCGGCTCCAAGGCCGGACGTTCGTCGGCGGCACAGGCTCAACGTGGCCGTGGGTGTTGTTGTCGATGTAGTTCACTTCGCACCGTCCATCTTCGAGCGGACCTTGCGTGCGTCGATTCCCTGACCCTCAAGCCAGCGCGTGAGCCACGCGCTGGTTGCGTTCGGAATCTTGAGTCCGCGCTCGGGGTTCGTCACCGGGACGTCGCGGTAAATCTCAAAGAGCAGGGGCATGAGCCACATGAGTTTGGTCGACCAGCGTGCGAACTCGGTCAGGAACCGGGCCGAGACGGGGATGCCGCGCTCCTGCAGTAGACGCGCGGCCTTGAGGTGGGCGTGCAGGAGCGCACCGTTGTGGCGGTAGAACTCCTCGCCCTCGTCGCGCAGCTCCTCGCCCGTCTTGGGGCCGAAGTCGCGTCGAGCGACGTCGGCGACGTCCTGCGTGTAGTCGTCGAGGTCAAGCGCCATGTTGGTCATCGCTCCACCTCCACGCACTCTATCGGCGTGAGGACGACCGCGTTGGAGTAGAGCGTAGGTGCCATGTAGACGCGCTCGTAGTCGCCGAAAATGTCGGCGATGCCATGATGGAACGTTCCGATGCTTATCTGGAACCTCTTGCCGTTCCTCGCTCCACGAGAGAGCTTGCGCTCGTCGCCGGAGACAATCGCAAGTGACCCGTCCGTGGTGTTGAGCCTGACCGAAACGTGCTCGCCGAACATGCGGATGATATGCTCGCCAACCTCATGCGAGATGGAGAGCCTGACGTCGTGGTGCTTGGCACTGTCGATGCTTCGGATTATGTAGCAGCGTTCGTCGAGGGTGTTGACGCGCTTGCTCTTGCCGATGCTCACCCAGTCCCCGTCGACGGCGAAGTCGGTGTTGAGTCGCTTAATCACGTCACATCACCACCATCAGGACGAGCAGCAGCACGTAGAAGGCGAAGCCGCAAAGGGTGAACAGGACGCGCTCGCGCTGCGTCCACTTGTTCCAACTGTTCATCGTGTATCCTTCTTGTCGTGCGGCCCCCGCAGGGGCCGCTACCTGTTACAGGCTCCCTCACGCGCCGCCAAGCATTCGTGAGGGGGCTTCTTCGTCATGCAGGCGTTTCCTATGGCACACCTGCCACACCATGCGGTTGTCAAGGTTCTCCGGGACGACTAGCGGCCCGTCGTGTGGTTGATTGGGGGAAGCAGCTGGTAGACGTACTCCATGGGCTTGTCGAGCATGTCGGACAGGAGCCAAAGCTCCTCCGCGCTCATGCGGTAGCGCCCGAGGCGCTTGTTCTGCCATGTCGTGCGCCCCATGCCGAGGTACTCGGCGACCTGCTGGTGCGTCTTGCCGTTCCTCCCGCACCAGATGGTCGTGACCTCGTCGAGCTTCGTAGTGAACACGTCGCCCTCCAATCGACGCAAGCATCGCCGTCCGGCGTGTCAGCGTCGGTTCAAAAACTTGTCAGATTACCAACAGTTGAACCGTTGGGGAGGTAGACCATGCCGTTCGCCGAACGGCGTCGCGGCATGAAAAGGTGTCAAAAAAAGCCACCTATCGCATATGCAATAGATGGCTTCTTTGATGCATGACGTGCGTCGTCGCAGGTCAGGCGCTATTTATGCTGGCGGAGGAGGGGGGATTCGAACCCCCGTGACCCGAAGGCCAAACGGTTTTCGAGACCGCCGCATTCAACCACTCTGCCACCCCTCCGTTAGGGCTAGCTGCGATTATACGTCATGCAATCCCCGTCGTGGGGCCGTCCCTAGCCTTGGAGGTGGCAATGGGTGTCACGTCAGCGTTCACAAGAAGCAGGAACGGCGTCACATATGGCGTCGTGAAGTTGGGAAGTCGAAGCATCTCGCGCTCCTTCGGTCGTGTGTCGTCGGTTGATGCCACATTGTTGCTCGCAGACCTCATACGCGAGGTCGAAAGGCCGTCAGTCACCGTCGAGAACCTCCTCTCGTCGTACATCTCGTCGCTCCCGGTCGAAACATCGACCAAAAGGGACTACGTTTCGTCGAAAAATGCCCTAATCAGTGCGTTTGGGGCCAAAACCGCAGCCGATTTGACCCGAAACGACGTCCAAAACCTCGTATCGTCGTGGATTTCGTCGGGAAGGGCCGTCACCACCGTCCGAAAGCGTCTCAGGCTGCTCTCAGCGGCCTTCCGTGACGCGATTTCGTCGGGGATTGTCGACTCAGACCCAACCGAGGGCGTCAGGGTGCGCCGCTCGTCGTTCAAGCGGCCCAACGCGCTCGTCGGGGACGAGCTGGCACGTCTCGTCGCCGACTTGACCTCCACCGAGGGCTGGTTGCCCGTCGCGGCGACGTTCGGGCTGCTCTGCGGACTCAGGGAGGGCGAGGTCTGCGGCCTCAAGGCCAAGGACGTCGACCTCGTCGCCAAGACCGTCACCGTGCGCCGCTCGATAGGCACCGGGCAGTCGGGCGAGTATGTCAAGCCCACCAAGACGGGCAGGGTGCGCGTCGTGCCCCTACCGGACATGCTTGCGACGCGCTGTCGGCCCCTTGTCGCGTCAATGTCGCCCGACTCATGGCTCGTCGGCCCCTCGTCGGGCAAGTGGCGCTCGAAGTGGCACCTGAGCGTGTCGTGGCGTCGGTTCGCCGAGGAACACGGCTACGTGGGCACCGAGGGACGCCGCCCGACGTTCCACGACCTGCGCCACAGCTACGCCACCGCCCTCGTCGCGTCGGGGGCGGACGTGAAGCTCGTCCAGTCGCTCATGGGCCACTCAAGCGCCGCCATGACGCTGGATGTGTACGCTACGTGCGACCCGTCGAGGATTTCCGCAGCTACGTCGCTCGTGGACGGGATATTCGGCAACCAGTTGCTATAATCGTCGGGTAGCCGTCGATTGGAGCAGGAATTGCCGGGATTCAACGCTCTCGAATGGTTGGAGGGCGTCGCTGACGCCGCCATGCTCGTCAGGGACCACGAGCGGCTGTCGGAGGAGCGGCGCGAGGTCGCAACCTCATACGGTGCCACCATCAAGGAGGTCAACGTGTCCTCGTCGCCCAGCATGGACGTCATGGCACCGATTGACGCGCTCGTCATGGCGGACGAGGCCAACGCTAGGCTCGTCGCGTCTGCCATGGCCGAGGTCGCGTCCGCTAGGCTCGTCTTTGCGGGGATGCGTGCCATCGGCTACGAGGAGCGCGTCGCTGCGGACGTGCTTGAGATGCGGTACGTGTCGCTCGTCCCCGTGTCGGTCGTGGCCGACTCGCTCGGCGTCTCGCCGTCTACCGTGCGCCGCCGTGGGGACTACGGCATCGACTGGCTGTCGGCGCACGGGCTGGCCCACGCCAAGGCCGGGGTGGGCGTCGCCGAGGGCTAGATGTAGGCCCTTGCGGTGCCGAAGTCGCACATCGCCGCGTTGACGACCTCACGCTGCCCGTACTCGTCGAGGAAGGCGTCAATGTCCTCGTCCACATAGCTCATGCCGCAGACCTTCGAGCCGTCGTCGTTGCGCTTGACCTCCCAGAACAACCCAAGCGCCGACACGACGTTGACGAACTCGCTCACAGTGATTCCCATGCCCATCTCCAATCACTAGGCGACACGAACCATCGTCATGCCGTCGAACTCCCACTGGTCGGGGTCGTAGTCCTCGAACAAGAGGTCGGCGTCGAGGTCTTGGGCGTCCATGCACATGATGTGCATGTCCTTGAAGCCCCAAGGGACGCTGTCGTAGTCCCACTGGCGCTCCACAACCTCACCGCGCCACCCGTCGTGCGTCTCGGCGTCAGGCTCGTCGCCGTAGACGTTGAGGATGGTGACCTCGTTGAGCCACAGGCCCTCGTGCGGCTCGTCCTTGGTGAGGCGGAACAGGGCGAGGGCGTGGTCGCTGCCGCCGCCCTCGTAGGTGTAGGTGACGACGTACTTGAACTCGATGCGCTTGCTCATGGTGTCCTCCTAGCGGATTCCGAAGCGAACGATTCCCATTGCGCTGTGAAGGCTCTGACCATCACGCATGACGGCCTTGACCTTGTCGCGCTGCTTGGTCGGTGCGGTGCGCCACCACTCCCAGTTGCGGTCGTGGAAGTCTCTCAGGGCGCGGCGCTCGTGCTCGTTGTGGTCGCGGAAGATGATGCTGTCGTGGTGCTGCCAGTAGTCGAGCAGGGTCGGGTAGTCGTCGCCCGTATAGGTCTTGGTCATGGTGTCCTCCTAGCAAAGTCCGTGGGTGACGGCGTAGTGGATGTGCTCTTGGATGCGGCGTCGCTCGGCATAGACCTCGTCGCGCACCACGTCAAGCGGCTTTCCCTTGCGCTTGGCGTAGTCGGCGAGCCACTCGTCCTCCCTGTCGCGGTTGTGCGCCTTCATGAGGTCGACGTACTGGTCGAGGGTCCATCCCCAGTGGGACACGTAGTCGAGCAGGGCGGGGTCGTTCAGGTGCTCGAACACTGGTGGCGGGTAGTCGCGGATGATGCGCTCGAAGCGTTCGCGCTCGTCGGTCATGGTGTCCTCCTAGTAGCTGGTCGTTGCGTCGAGGTCGAAGCGGAAGTCGTTCAGGCGGCGCTGGACGTCGCCGATGGCGTGGTTGTAGGCGGCAAGGGCCACCTGCAAGGCGAGGTCGACCGTCTCCTGCGTGGCGTCGGTGCGGTTCGCCATTTCCCAGACGGTGACCTCTCGGGAAAGGACGTCGTAGACAAGCTTGGTCTCGGCGTCGGTAAGGGAGCGGTCAAGGTTGTCGATTGAGGTCTGAATCATCTTGGGTGTGAGTGCCATGTCGGTACCTCCTAGTGTCCGAAGTGAATGACGAGAAGCTCGTCCCACTGTGACTGGTCGAAGCCCTCAAGCAGGGCTATCGCTGGCGGGAGTCGGCGGTAGTGCTCGCCCTCCCGCTCGACAATCTGCTTGTCGATTGCCTTGAGGTCGGCGATTGCCGTGTCGAGGTCGGTCGCCACGAGCGGGTCGCCGTACAGGTCGGTGTCACACTTCTGGTCGTACCCGTCGTAGAAGTAGTAGCCGCCGTCGTGCCAGTGGTCGCGGACGAGGTCGTGGAAGTCGTAGGGCATCTTGCATAGGTCGATGGTGGCGATGGTGCCCACGTAGGTCATGCCCTCGTTGCTCGTCACGAAGTTGCGGAAGGGCTGGACGACCATCAGCTTGCTCTCGTATCCCATTGTCTGTACCTCCTAGTAAGCCTGTTCGCCGTTGATGTAGAAGTCGCTGCACATGCCGTTGACCTCGTAGTCGATGCTGGTGGACGGGATGCCGTCGTTAACAAGCCAGCTCTTGAGGTTGTGGAACATGAGGTCGATTATCCGGTTGCCGAACTGGTCGCCGTAGGTCTCCTCGAACTCTTGGAGGATGTAGTCGTAGAGGGCGTCCTTGTCGACGCCATGCTCCTCGCAGACGGCTTCGAGCACGTCGGCGGCGTGCTCAATGTCGTTGGGGTAGATGCCAAGGAAATGAAGTGTGCCTGCCATGTCTCGTCCTTTCGTCGGGTAACAAAGAGGGCCGCTTGCGCGGCCCTCGTCTTGCCTATGTGGTTGGTGCTAGTCGTTCGGTGGGTCAATGACTATGACGTCGTCGCCGCGCACCAGTTGGAGCGTGTAGCCACAAAGGTTTGCTAGTTGTGAAAGTGTGTCGGTTCTCGGCTTTGACTTTTCCTGCAACTTCGTCGTCAGATACGTGTCGCTCCTACACATCTCACGGGAAAGGGCTATCCTGCTCTTTCCGGTTGATGCAATCATCTGCTGCATCGCACCGATTGCCGTAGTGTGAACAGTTGTCATGTTTTCCTCCTACAGGTCGAAGCCACCGTCGTATGCTTCCTCGCTCCCCATCACATTGAGGAACGCCTTGCACATCCAGCCGAACTGCTCGTCGTCCTCGGCAATACAGTGTAGGTCGTCCTCGTCCCAGTCGTCGGGAAGGCCATGCATACACCAGAACTCGTCGCAGCCCTCGTGGTTGAGCGCCGTCACGAGGTAGTCCATGCATTCGAGCGCCTTCACCCTTGCCATGTGGCGCTTCACGTCCTTGCAGGTCATGGTCTCCATGTCTACTCCTCCTCACTCGTCGTGCCGTAGATGATACCGGACTTCCAGTAGTCCTCGCACTTGTAGTCGAGCCACGCATGGTAGCGACGCTCGGCTTCCTCGGCCTTCTTGCGGACGCTTTCGGGCATCGCGTCGCAGGAGGCTATGGTCTTGCACCGGGATTCTATGGGTTCACCCTCCACGTCGAGGACTTCCTTCTCCACTGACACGTTCTGATACGTGATGGTGTCGAGACCCTTGCCCTTGCGCTCGACCCTCCACTCGTCTGAATACTGGTCGACAAGCTCCCGCATGAGAGCCAGCGCCTTGTCGGGCGTGTCGAACACGTCCCGCAGGTCGGAGGAGTGAAGTGAGTCGACGTATAGGTCTCCATCCTGATGCATGTCCATATCGTTGACGTAGACGCAGTAGTTTGTGTGGGTTCCCACCACAGCGCACATCCCAGCGCCGCACAGTGCGTAGTCGAGGAGCGTCGCGTCCTCGGGATACTTGTATGGAAGGTCGCCACCCTTGAGCGACTCGTAGGTTCTGCTGTCCTTGTCCTTGTCGTAGACCCAGTACGGGATGCCGAGTGTCTCGCAGGACTTGATGAACTGGTCGAGGGTGATGATGTTCTTGGTCATGTCTAGTCCTCCTTCTTGATGCAGTCGTGCAGGTCGTTGATGCGGTCGTGGAACTGCTCGTCGAACCACCAGAGCAGCCCGTCCGCAATCTCGTCGCACTGTTCGTCGGTGAGGTCGGGGTCGTTCGCCGCGTAGCGGATATCCTTGTTGGTGAAGTCGATGGTGTAGGTATTCATGTCGTTACCTCCTAGTCAAACTGTCCAACGGATGCGTAGGCGAAGGCCACAAGCTCGTCCCTCGTCCACTGGTCGGGGTCGATGTTGCTCTTGTCGGCGTCGAACCCCTTACCGATTGCAACGTCTATGACGTCGCCAAGGTTCCAGTCACCGTTGCCGTCGCAGATATCGACCTGCATGTTCAACTTGCGTAGGAGCGGTTGGGCAAAGCCGTCGTTGGACTCCAAGGACTCCACGAGGGCCTTGGCGGTGTCGATGGTGTACTCGATTGCACGCTTCATAAGACAGGCTCCTTGTCGTCGGTGTTGGTCAGGCAGATTGCAGCCGCCACAATCAGGCGGCAGAAGGTGCGTCGCGTCATGTCGGCTCCTTTTGTTAGTCGCATTCGTCGGTCAGGTCGTAGCGGAGCGTCTGCTTGAAGAACGAGAGGCTCATGTGCATGTCCTCGCAGGTCATGTCGAGTGCATACCAGAGCGCGTCGAGCATCCCTTCCAACCAGCCGTCGCCGACAATCTCGCCAGTGCCGATGTGCCAGAGCAGCCCGTCGAGGATGCTCTGCGCGGCCTTGTTGTTGCTGATGTGGTACAGGATGGTCGAAAGGTTGTTGATGCAGCGGTCGTTGTTCATGGTTCCTCCTAGTCGTTGTCGACGTGGTCGACGTGGGCGACGGCAACGCCCTCGTCGTCAAGGTATGCGTAGGTGACGGGACTGTTGCCATACGTGCGCACGAGCGTCATGAACTCGTCGGCATCGCAGTCGAAGTGGTAGTGCCAGACAACGTTGCCGTCGTTGTCGTAGGGCATGACATCCCAAGGAATGAGGAGCATGTTGCAGGTACGGATAAAGTCGCGGAGCATGAGCATGTCGTCTCCTCCTAGTAGGTCGCAAGAAGCATCTCGTCGAGGGCGAAGCCGAGGGCCTGAACCTCCCGGTCGCTCGTGAATGCGTCGCAGCGTCGGCGTGCGAGGCGTCGCACCCACTTGTTGTGGCACTTGATGGAGCGGTCGCCCAACTCCATCATGTAGTCGCGGAACGTGACCTCGATGCCGTTGACGTCAGCGTCGTAGAGCGTCTCGTACCACTTGTCGAACTCACGCAGCAACTCGTCGACGGTACTCTCGTCCTCGTGCTCCTCAAGGGCCTCAAGCCCGTAGCCACGGACGGTGTCGTCGATGCCCTCGTAGTCGAGCATTGCCTCGACCATGTACTCGGCGAGGTAGTTGCACCGCTCGGGCGTCGGCTCGTCGAGGTAGCCGCCGAAGTCCTTGGCGTTGACGGTGATGGTGTAGGTGTTGTAGCCGTCCTTGTCGATGTGGTCGGTCTGGTAGGTGGGCATGACGTTGTATGCGGTCATTGTCGTTCCTTTCTTGTCGTTACCTGCGGACGGGCATGACGAGCGCCTCGACACGGGCGTCCTTGCGGACGGGGTTCGTCGCCCTGAACATGACGGGCTTCATGCACCCGTCGCCGGGAATCATTTCGACCACCGTGTTGCTCGCCTTGTCCGGCGAGTCGAGCGCAATGTCGGCGCACTTGAACACGTCGGCGATGTACTTGGAGTTGAGCGTCGGGACGCTCCTGACCCTGTCCTCTTCGAGGATGCCCCACAACTGGTTGAAGTTCGGGAACTTGTCGTAGTAGTGGGTCATGAGGTTGACGACGCCAACCTCCTTGACGGGCTTGTCCTTTGCGCTGATTACCGTCACCCTGACGCAGCCGTCGAGGGGCTGAATGGCAACCCAGTCGTCGTTGCTCGGGCGGGCCTTCAAGATTTTAGACGCCTTCAACTCGTGCATGTCGACAAGCACGTCGTACTCGAAGTCGGGGTCGTTCACCTTGTCGGGCCAGAAGATGCGGACGGCTCGGTACGTGTCCGTCGACCACATCTCGCACATGCCGTCCTTGTTGCGGAACACGCGGACGGTTGCCAGCATCGGGTACCGCATCGTCGCCTTGGTCGTGAACAGTGCCGCAGCCATGAGCGGCTTGGCTGGCACCATGATGAACTTGTCGTGGGCATACTCTTTGATTGTCTTGTACATGGTCTCCTCCTTATGGTCGGGGCGGCTTGCGCCGCCCCTTGTCGTGTCGTGCTAGTCGGAAAGACGCCGGACGAACTCGTCGAACCTGCCGTCGAAGATGGTCTTGCCAGAGAACTTGCTGCCCTCGGCAACCTCAACGCGCACGTTGAGCGTCTTGTCGGGGTAGTACCAAAGCTCGGTGATAATCGAGCCGTCGTAGGACTGCACCGACGAGCGGATTCCGTAGCTGCCCTGTCGCGTCGCAGTCGTGCGGCCCGTGCCCTTGACCTGTCCGTAGAACTTTGCCATGTCGTTACCTCCTAGTGGTAGTTGTCGGCGTCGTGCCACGCGGTCGGGTCGACGCACAGATAGGCGTACTCGTAGCTGGAAATCTTGAGGTACGGCGTCGACTCGCCGCGATACGTCGACGCCTTCACCTGCTTCTTGATGGGCTTGCCGACGTAGCTGCCGGGGACTGGGCGGCACTTCCAGTCGTTGTATCCGTAACCAGCCTTCGTCTCGTGCTTGAGTTCGCGCACCGTCACGGTCTTGCCCGTTGCGGACACGTCGACAACCTCGAAGAAGTCCCACAGCGTCGCGTCGTAGCCGAAGCTACCAGCGAAAATGTCGCCCACCTTGACGGGCGGGACTTCGAGACGCGCCTTCTCTCGCTCGTCGCGCCACTTGTCCTTGCGCTCCTTGCGCTTTGCGTAGGTACCGGGGTCGAGCCACTTGGCTTCCTCGTCGCTGAGGTAGTCGTAGCGCTGACGGTTCGAGAACGTGTACCACTTCACGTTGCCGCCACTGTCGACGTAGCACTTCACCTGCTTGCTGACACCACGGCTCGTCGTGTACAGGATGCTGTGCTTGTTCTCGATGTAGCGCCCGTTGATGTGCGAACCGGACTTGAGCCACGCCACATCATCGGGCGTGATTTCGTCGAGCGTGTCGACCTTGAGCATGAAATCGTTGAGCAGGGTCTTTGCCATGATAGAATCACCTTGTTCTCTTCGTCGGGGAACGCTTGGGGGCCGGGCCTGCACACCCGGCCCCACTCGTCACTAGCAGGCGTACAGCTTGGTCACGTCGCGCTTCGTGACTCTACTCACGTCGTGCTTCAAGCTGCGGACGTTCCAGTCGCGCAAGTCGTGCCAGCGCCCGTCGTGGCCGATGCAGACGGTGCCGTAGTCGGGGCAGCAGAACACGGGAACCTTGGTGCCGTCGCTGAGAACGGCGCGGTAGTGGGTGGAAAGGGACATTGTCGTTACCTCCTTGTCGTTGTCGCTTGCTAGGCCATGAGCGCCTTCTTGAGCGCTATGACCTCGTCAACGGTGCGGCCCTCCACGACCGTGCCGTCAGGCATGGTCATGCGGATGAGCTGGGCGGGGACGGCGCTCGTCGTGGCGGTCTTGGTCGTGGACTTGCCGGACTTCTTGCCCTTGGCGGTCGTGGGCTTGGACTTCTTGCCGGACTTGACGGCAAACGTCGTGGGGATGGTGCCGTCGGGCCACGTCACGTCGGCGAGGTTGTAGACGCGGTAGTAGCTGTACTTGTCGCTGTTGCCGAAGCGCATGAACATCGTCACGCTGGGCTTGTCCTTGTCGACCTTGCCGCCGTTGGCGCGGATTTGACCGCCCGTGGCGAAGCGGTTGTCGGTCCAGCCGTACTCGGCGGCGAAGTAGCGCAGGTCGTCGATGACCTTCTCGTCCTTGTTGAGCGGACGCCCGGTGATGGGGTTCACGGGCTGCATGTCGACGGGGTCGTGCTTGGCACGCAGGGCGGCGACGGTCTCGTCATACTCGGCCATCATCTTGTGAATGGTGTCCTGTCCGCTGGTCTTGGGGGCGTCGTTCTCGGGCATGGTGGTCTCCTTCTTGGTCTCGGGCTTGGTCGTGGCGGCGTTCTTCTTGGTGGTCATGGTCGTTCCCTTCTTGGTCGTGGCCTTCTTGCTGGTCGTGGGCCTGTCGTTGGGCTGCTCGTCGAGCAACTCAAGAACGGGGTACTGGGTGGTGTCCATTAGTCCTCCTAGTTGAAGTGCTTGCAGACAAGCATCTTGGCTTGAGACGGCGTGGTCTCGATGGGGTCGCCGCCGTTCTCGTCGTAGCGCAGGGCGTACCTGCCGCCAACGGCGATGTTGCAGCCGAGGGACGGGTCGATGGTGAAGTCGAAAAGGTCGTAAAACAGACGGCCAACGGTGCCGTCGCTGTAGTGGAAGAACAGCACGTCGGACAGGCCACCAGCAGGGCGCTTGTTCCAACGGCGCACAACCTTGTCGATAGCCCTGCGCACGTCGTTGCGGCTGGGGCCGTAAATCTCGTCGTGGCGGTAGGTGTCGTGCGAGCGGTTGAAGAACGTGTTGCCGGACACGTTCACGCTCATCTTGTCGATGCACATTGCGGTTACTCCTTGTCCTTGTCCTCGACGGTGGCAACCATCTCGCCGCCGTTCATCCAGATGCTGGTGATGATGTGGTCGCCGTACTTGTTGACCCAGCGGGTGACGTCGATGAACGTGAGTCCGCTGCTGATGTAGAAGTCGCCGACGTCGATGGTGTAGTCGGTGACGCTCCACTTCATCTCCTCGTCGCCGTAGGTGCAGATGAGGTCGATGAACTGCCTGATGGTGATGTGGTTGTCGTTGATGGTCATGATGGTCTCCAATCTCATCGTGAAACTCGTCGTGAAACTCGGGGCTACTTGCTGGGCTTGCTGGGCGTGTAGACGCGCTTGTTGTCGCGCAGGGACCACACATCCCAAACTCCGTCGCAGACCCACGTCCAGTCGGTTTCGCCGCCAATGTCGATGAAGTCGGGGTCGTTGTCGTGCTGCTGCTTCTGCTGCTTGTCAATGCTCATGACTTTCTCCAATCTGTTGTCGTGCGCCCAATGCGCACTGAAAAGGGCACACTTGTCGTGTGCCCTGAACAGCGGGTATTGGGTTGTCGTGCTATGCAGCGTTGAGGTTCTCGCGGCGCTGCTTCTCGTCGCGCTCCTTGCGCTGCTTGGACGACCAGCGGGCCTTGCGAACCTTGTCGGAGCTAGACACGGAGCGTGCGAACTGGTCGCACACGGAGCAGTCGGCAATCGACCAGCAGTTGTCGACCATCGTGAAGTAGTACTCTGGCGAGACCTTCCACACGTCGGGAGACAGTGCCGTCGCCCAATCGTCGGTAATCATCTTGAGGTCTGCAAGAGCCTTGTCGTGCAGCGCTTCACGAGCCTTGTCTATAGCTTCCTGCTTCTTGAACCCCTTGGTAATGAGGTCAATGGGGTTGCGGCGATGATGCCTGTCGACAAAGGTGACGCGGTAGTAGTGCTCAGTCTTGTTCTTAGCCATAATCGTTCTCCAATCAAAGCGTTTGCCAATACGGGTTTTTCCCGTGCGCTACCTACTTACTTAGTAGGCAATGCACGAGAGACACCACTTGTGCGAATGTGACTTATGGGCATTTGGGCGCTATGTGCCGTTCACATTTAAAGACCTAGGCACGTACTTGGAATTTTCCGTTTCCTAGGGAATACTAGGCAGCGACCAAGCCAAACCACAGCAAGTCTCACCAACTCGCCTTTAGACACACTTGTAATGTCGCTCGTACCGACTTTTGCCTTTGGACTTTCACCGGATGCATGGGATTACTCCATGTCACTTGGGCGCAATCTAGTGCGGGCTGATTACCGGAAATGATTTCACTAGCTTGACCTTTGGATATCGGGGTATGGTCTAGCGCCTATCTCAAGAGATAGAACCCCGTCCCTATGTCGCCGAGCCATATAGGCGGCCTACGTAGTTATAGATATGGCCCAGGTATGGCCTATGTACCTTGTTCCTCCTTTCTTTCGCTGTTCCCTTTGGACGATTATCACTATATGCCTATACATCTTCACAATCAATAGGTTTGGCGATTGAATTTCAAGCTATAGGCAAACAAGCAGGTAAAGCGGCAAAAAAATCTTTTGTTGGCGAATAGGTTTACCTATTGGCTCAAATGCTAAAAGTCCAGTTGAATTGTGTTTGAAGTGTGTAAGCAGCAGGTAGGGATATGAATTTCACACTATTGCAGAATGTGAGTAATAGGGTTGATTTTTATTCATTTTGGACGATATCGAACATGAAAATAGAACATGCTATGTGAATCGGTTTGACGATTGACATAGCAGTATTAATCGCTATAATTCGCGCGCCGCGCACGTGGTAGGAATAGTGACAAAATGGCGCTATTACCACAAAGTTTGCTAATGTGCAATAGCCTACACACAACAAACATCATGGTACCAAGGGATTATCTAAGCGCGATAGGCTCAACTCTCACGTATTGGTGAGTATTGGATACGCTAGCGCGATTATGTGGGCTTTTACGACTAGGCACTGTATACCCCATATTGGGGTATGGCACGCCCAAACTCTCATCAATTGATGAGTGTGTGGGGGTACCCCACCCCCACCACGCGCGTATTAGAC